TGCTCGCCAGCATACACGTTGCCGTGATCTGACTTCAGTCGTCCGAAGTTGACCGGCGCTGTCCGAGGTGAGACACAACGGATCGTGTTGGCACTGTCAGAGTGTGATCAGCATGTGTCACAATGCGCGCTATGGGGCTCTGGCGACGGTTCGCGCGATTCATCGCTGAACCGTTCGCCACGTTCGCCGCACAAGGTCAAGTGACGGATGAGGCCGATCCGCGGCCCATCGACCAGGTCATCCTCGAGATGTCCGGGCGGGGCTCGGCGCCGCGCGTGAGTCGGGTCGAGGCGCTGTCGGTGCCGGCCGTGCAACGCGGACGCAACATGATCTGTTCGATCGCGACCCTGCCGCTCGTGCAGCACGATCGCGACAACAAGATCGTTCGTAACCCGTTGCTCGAGCAGATCGATCCCGATGTGCCGAACGTGGTCACCCTCGCGCAGACGCTCGAAGATCTACTCTTCGACGCTGTCTCGTGGTGGCGCATCCTCGCTTTCGGGTGGGACGGCTACCCCGTGCAGGCGCAACATATCGAGGTCGGTTCCGTCTCGCTCGACCCGCCCGTGGGTCAAGCTCTGGCGCCCCTGCCATCGGGGCTTGACCCGCGGCATGAGGCGGTCGTGTGGATCGACGGTAAGGCCGTCTCGGGCAAAGAGGTCATCCGATTCGACTCGCCCAACCCGGCGCTACTCAAGGTGTGCGGGCGCGCGATCCGAAAGGCTGCGCTACTTGACACGACCGCCGCGGTTTACTCCGACAACCCGCGGCCGCTGGACTTCTTCAGCCCGATCGAGGGCGCCGACCCGATCGACGATGCTGAGGTGCTCGCGATCCTTGCCGCGTGGCAGACGGCGCGCAAGGCGCGCAGCACCGGTTACATGTCCGCGCTCAAGTACAACACTGTCGACTCACCGAGCCCGGCGGACATGCAACTTGTCGAACTACAGAAACAGGCTTCGCTCGAGATCGCTAACGGCATCGGCATTGATCCCGAGGATCTCGGCGTGAGCACCACGAGCCGCACGTACGCCAATGCGGTCGACCGGCGCCGGGACCGGATTAATGACGTGCTCTCGCCGTTCATGCGCGCGGTCACCGACCGGCTGACCATGGGCGACGTCACTAAACGCGGCAATGTGGTTGTCTTCGATCTTGACGACTACATGAAAGCCAACCCAACCGAGCGTTGGGAAACGTACAAGATCGGCAAAGAGATCGGCGTGCTCACCGCTAAGCGCATCGCGGCCGAGGAGGGTATCCCGGTCGACGAATTGCCGCCCGAGCCCGCGGCGGCGCCCGCGACGCCGCCCGAGCCGCCCGCCGAGCCGGTGACCGAGCCTGAGGGGGCACCCGTGGATTCTGCCCGCGACGCCGTATATGCGTTCGCCGAGAGCGACGAGCTCCGCACGTTCGATCTGCCGTTGGTTTCGTTCACGGTCAATAAGACCGCGCGAACCGTCGAGGGACTCGCTCTGCCGTACGGCGCGGTCGCGTCGAAGTACGGACTTAAATACCGATTCCTCAAGGGTTCGCTGCGGTGGAATCGGTCCGCGGTCAACCGGGTCAAGTTGCTCCGCGATCACGACATGGGTCAACCGCTCGGCTCGGCGGTCAAGCTGAGCGATGGCGCCGCTGGGCTCGCGGTGAAGTTCAAGGTTGCCAGTGGCATCGAGGGCGATCGCGCGCTCGCGTTGGCGTCTGAGGGCGTGCTCGATGGCTTGTCTGTAGGCGTCGACTTTGACTTGGCGACCGACGTCGAGATGGGCGCCGACGACGTGCTCAGTGTCCTGCGCGCGGATCTCCGCGAGGTCAGTCTTACCGCAATGCCCGCATTCGATGACGCTCGCGTGACCAAGGTGGCCGCGAGCCGTAGTGGAGGTAGCGCTATGCCGTGCTCGACGTGCGGTCAGGTTCACGCCGACGGCGTGGCCTGCACCGCGGCTCAGACCAACAACAACCCGCCCGCGCCTGAGCCGACTCAGCCCGCGGCGCTCGCGCTCAATGCCGATCAGATCAGCTCCCTGCTCGCGCACCCGGGCGCGCTACAGGCGCTCACCCGTCCGCAGACGCCGCCCGCGCCCGCCGCGCCCGCCGGTGGCCTACAGCTCACCCGCGAGCAGCTCGACGCCATCATTGCCAGCGGCGGGCTGCCCGTGCTGCTCGGCGTTCCGCAGCTCACGCCCGCGCCCGCCGCTGCGCCTGAACCGGGTCGCCAGACTGTCGACCCGACGCGCAATCGCGCCACGGTGACCGCCACTGCGGTGGCCGAGCCGATGCCGTACCGCTTCGACCGTGAGGGCAACCTGACCAAGGGCGCTCAGTACGACTTTTCGATCGATCTTTTCCAGGGGTCCAAGGGCGACGCTGAGGCGATGGATCGGGCGACCAAGTTCATGCAGGCGCAATTCGCCACCATGTACGCCGAGTTCGACGTCGACAAGGCTGACGTTGTAGCGCTCAACCCGAACCGCCAGCGCCCGGACATGTACGTCGATCAGCGCGAGTTCGAGTACCCGATCTGGGACACGATCAACAAGGGCACCATTGCCGACGCGACGCCCTTCGTGCTCCCGAAGTTCAACACGGCTACGGGTCTTGTGGCCGCGCACGTCGAGGCAGTCGAGCCGACCCCGGGCGTGTTCACCGCGACGTCGCAGACCATCACGCCGTCTGCCGTGTCGGGCAAAGTGGAGATCACCCGCGAGGCGTGGGACCAGGGTGGCAATCCTCAGCTCTCCGGCATCATCTGGCGTCAGATGGTCCGGGCTTGGTTCGAGGCGCTCGAGGCGTCCGCCGTGGCGATGCTGGACGCGCTCACCCCGACGGGCGTCACGCTGACTACCGCGGCTGTCAACGCGGCGCTTGTGGGCGAGCTCGAGGGGTTCCTCGCCTCGCTCCAGTTCGTTCGGGGCGGGTTCCGCATGCGGGACTTCTTCATCCAGATCGACCTTTACAAGCGGCTCATCGCCGCGGTCGACGCGGATGGCCGCAAGCTCCTGCCACTGCTCGGCGCCGTGAACTCCGACGGCACGATCAGCGAGTTCTTCGCTGATATCAACATCGGTGGGCTGCGCGGGCGTCCGTCATGGGCGCTGGCGGCAACCGGCTCGGTGGCCGCGAGCTCGTACCTGTTCGACCGGGGCGACGTGCACGGGTGGGCGACCGCACCGCAGCGGCTCGAGTTCCAGTACCGCGTGGCGTACGTCGACGTCGCGGTATGGGGCTACAAGGCGCTGGCCAACACGGACCTGACCGGCGTCCGTGAGGTTATCTACGACCCGGTGTAATCCATTGGGATAGGCGGGGGTGGCCATCCGGTCACCCCCGCGGCCCGGGCCAGAGAGGAGCAGTGGGTGAGCGAGGTAACCGTCTTCGCATCCGCGGCGCGCACGGCGACTCCGACCGCCGTGGTCATCCCGCTACAGCAGCTCTACCGCATCCGGGCGCTTCACGTGGTCATCGACGTTACGGCGTTCGGCGCGGCGCCGTCGGTGGTCCCGGCCATCGATGGTGTCGACGCGCTGAGCGGGAAGTTCTACAACCTGCTCACCGGCGCGGCACTGGTGAATGCGGCGGTCACGCGGGTACTGCGCGTCGGGTCCGGGCTCGTCGTCGCGGCCAACCTGGCAGCCAACGACTATCTGCCCGAGGCGGTCAGGATCGCGATGACCCACGGCAACGCCGACTCGATCACATACTCCGTAGCCGTTCACATCCTGAATTGAGAGGAACGCATGGCGACTAAAGACGAAATGACCGAGGAGCTCGAGGCGGCGCGCGCCGAGATCGAGGAGCTGCGCGCCGACAACGCGGCCATGGGCGCCGAGCTGGACAAGCTGCGCGCAGAGGGCACGATGCGGCGCCTCGAGATGGGACAGCCGCCGGTGCGGCCATCCTTCGGCGAGAGTGAGGGTGAGCGCCAGGACCGCGAGGTACGCGAGCACGCCGCGGATGTCGCGGCTGCCCGGGAGGGTGGCGCCGCCATCACTACGGCCGACGTGGGGGCGCTGAACGCATGACGACTTGGCCACCCACGCTCGACGAGCTCAAGACCGATCTAAAGATCGATCTTGCTGACACGCGCGACGATGATCGCCTTTCTAGCGATCTCGCCGCGTCCGTGTCGTTCGTCGAGCGTGTGCGGTCAGACGTTCAGTACGACCCGCTCAACCCCGATCAGTTCGACCTACCCGTACCGACCGCGGATCATTGGCTCGGCACGCTGCGCCTGGCGGGGCGATGGGGCGACCGGCGGCGCTCGCCCGACGGCACGATCTCAATGGGTGAGCTCGGCACGTCGCGGGTTTCGACATTCGATCCTGACATCGACCGGATGCTGCGCATCGGGCGACATGCGAGAGCGAGGGTCGGATGAGCGCCGTGGCCGATGCCCGCGCGGAGCTCGAGGCGGCGCTGAGTGGCATTCCTGGTGTCCCGGTCAAGCGCCCCGGCGAGAACGTGATCCCGCCCGCGACCATCGTCGGACCGCCCGCGCTGCTGTGGGAAGCGCTCGCGATCAAACCCACCTCGGCTCGGTTTCTCGTCTATGCGATTGTCGACGCCGATGAGCGGGCGCTCGAGCGGCTAGACGATCTGGTCCTGCTCGTGGCCGAAGCGCTCGACGGGACGCTCGGAGTCGTGACCGCGGCCGACCCCGTGCTGTACCCCGTAGGAACGTCCGAGCTTCCCTGCTATCAGATAACGGTGGAGTACCCGCTATGACCGACACACTTAGCCGGAAGCTCAAGGTCGTTACGTTCACGATCGCGGGCATCGAGTATCAGTG